CTTTCTAACCTCTATAGATCTATCTCTATATCCTTTGAAAGTAAAATACTCAAAAGCACCAAGTCTATTCATAAACTTTATCCTAGTATGCTCATCAGAACAACTATAGTCTACATTATATCTTAAAGCTTCAGAAAAACCTGTTCTTGTTGAATCACTATTAGTGTCACAAATTAAGTATGTATAAGAACCAACAGTAGCACCTAAGTCTGGATCGTTTACTGTATCTGAGATTATTACATCACCTGAAACAGTAGCACCACCACCATCTAACACCCATCCACTAGTTGTAGCATTTAGGTTTGCAACTCCACTAGGGAAATTAAGATACCCTGCTGAAAGAGTTATAGGTAAAAACTTTATAACACTAGTTCCACTTAGGTTCTTTCCAGAGAATAATCTTACTCTAACATGGTATGAGCCTGTAAGAGTTGTAAAACCACTCAAGTAGTCACTATCATTAGCACCTACCTCTTTGTAAACACCTGCTGCTGGTCTTTTATTTGTAAGAAAGTAAGGTTTAGCTGCGTTTCTTAACTTAAAATTATCAAACTTATCAGCCACTTCATCATGTTGCCATACTCCATTAATAGCGTACCAATCAGATATACTAGTATGACTTAAAGAATCACCATCAGAAAGCAACCCTCCAGAAAGCAATACCTCTGTGAATGTACAGCTAATCTTCTTAATAGAATTACTCGTTGTCACTACAGAAACAGCAGCACCATGAGTTTGTATGTCGTAAGTTAAAGAATCTAAACCTGCAATGTAAGTAGATATATCAAAAGTAAACTCATTTGTTGTTCCAAAGTCAGGATCTAATATAATAGGCGTACTAGCGTTGTCTGCTGTTGCGTTGTCATCTAAGTGAATAAAACACTTCATCTTAGCTATAGTAGCAGCGTTAGACTTAACGCCTATTTCCATAGGTCTATAAGGACTATGAATATTGCCTGCTGATGGCTGTGTTAATATTGGTGTTATTATTGCCATTATTTTAATATTTTCATGTTAGGGTATCTACTTGCTAATCTCTCTAAGATCCTAGATATAGACTCAACTATATCCTTTGTTATTGCTGGTATCACCTTTTTGTTAACTTCTATTTTACTTCTTTTGAATGGTAATGAAATCCATCCAGTTCTCCTACCGTTGTTGGAGAAATTATAAGAGTTAGCTGTTGGAATGCCTTCCTTCTCTATTGCTCTCTTTAAAGCATAAGCTATTCTTTTCCTCTCTTTAGGAGTAGTCGATACAAACTTCTTACTTCCAATAGCGGTCTTGTTCTTATTAGTCATCCACCTTAGTAGCTGATTAATACTAACAACAGCGTTTGCTTGTCTCTTATCTAGTTTCTCTCCTCTAGGCATTGATTTAATAGTTTGCTTTACTTTACCACCTCTAGTATCTAAGTCTCCTAGTCCAATACTATCTAGCAACCTACCACTTGCAACGTGTCCTTGTTGTTTAAGTTCTTTACGTAAAGCTTCAGCTAACTTTTTCGCCCATTTTACTGTCTCTTCTTCTGTATGTGACCAATCAAATCTAGGCATTATGCTGAAGTTGTGTCAGAAGCTGTGTTAGAATATGGAGATCTATTTGTAGCTGTTGTTGCTCTTACACGAAAGTAATAAAGAGTGCTAGGATCAAGACCAGTAGCAGAATAAGAAGTAGAGTCAGAAGCTAGTGTAGCAATAGTTGACCATGTAACATTGTCAATACTGCGAGACACTTCATAATTTGACTCTGTAGTTTCGCTGTCATTCCATGCTAAGTCTATTTGTGAAGAAGATGCAGTCGTTGCTGCTAAATTATATGGTTTCTCCAATAACTTCATACATTCATGTACTCTAACAACAAAAGAGAATTGCACAACAGCTAAGTTATCATTATACTGCTCTGTTCCTCTGTTTACTGTTACGTTATCTACGTTTCTTATTTGAGCAACGTCATATATTTCTTGTATTAACTGTAATCCCCATATTTGCATATCAGAATACTTCTGTCTAAGAGACTTAGTGTCATCTTGGTAGTAAGTATCTAACAAGAACAACTCTAGGTTGTAGTCTTGCTCGTTTGCTCTAGGATCAATGCTGTCCTCAAGAGGATTCATTAACAATAGAGGGTAGTCTGTAGCGTGAAGTTCGTTCACTTTTTCAGGTTCATCGAAAAGGAACGTATCTATGTTGGGATCGGATGTTACTAGTGATTCAATTTTATCAACGAGTTCTTCCAGTTTCATATTCTCTTATTTTCTCTTGGTACAACGCTTCTGAGGCGTTTGCAGCAATGTATATCAAAAAGTCGTAAAGATTAGTCTTTTCTACGCTTTTTATAGGTGAATTGTTGCCAAAAGTGAAGATTCCTTTCTCAGCTACAGATTTTAATTGTAGATACCATCCAAATCCGTTTAATCCTGACGCTTTAGCTGCGCTTGCATACTTAGCTTTAGTTTTTCCTGAGAAGAGCTGAGGATAGCTTTCGTGTATGTATCTAATAGTTCGCCCAAGTAAAAAAAAACATCCCATGCTATATCCATCGTCACATCCTTGAATTTTTCTGCCCTCTTTAGGCAGACTTCCTCATCATATTCCTCTCCTTCCTTGAGACAGATAATAGAAATAATATTAGCTAATACAGAGTAGTTCTTATCGTCTAAATCTCTCATGTAAAGATCTAAGTCAGCAGCTTCTGTGAATTGGATAGTAGAAATATAACCCATCTCTCTTTCTTCTCCTAATACAGTCCTTTTCTTAGGAAGTACATACGTTTCTCCCTCAAATTTAAAGTCTTCTGTTGTTACCTCTGGGATATCTACAGGAGCATACAAAGAACCAATGGCAAACTTTAGTAAGTAAGTGTTAAAAAACTCTTGCCTAGCTTGATAGTCAATCTGATTAATAACTTTCTTAGGAATATTACTAACTTCCTCTAGCATATCTCCATAGAACTTAGGAAATGTCTTTATCTGTTCTCTGTTAGTGAACTCCATCTCATTTATCTCTTCTTTTTCTCCAAGATAAACATGACCTAGTAGCTTTTGTAGCTTTTTAGGTGCTTTATCGCAGATCTGCTGAACTTTCGCAAACTTTTGGATAGTTAGGTCTTCCCATTCGTTAATAACCTCGTATTCGTTCTCTAAGAGCTTAATTGTTATCATAGCCATTCAATTTTAGTTTCATTACGACCTAATTCAAACCACATCCTCATCATCAATGCGTCAGAGTAGTCAGGAGATCGCCCTATTATATTCTTTATATCTTCTTTAGGCAGAACCATGTTCTTACCATCTTTATCTACGTGTTTCTTCTTTACAACCTCTAATTCTTGTACTAGCTTCTGTTTTATTTCCTTGTCTTTAGGAAGGAAGTAGATTCTACCTTCGTTTACGAACTTAGCCAACATAAAGTAGCATTGAGACTTAATATTGTTGTAGTTATGGTCACCGTTACCTCTTTTTATAGGAGATTTGTTAGAAACGAACCCTTTTACAGATGGAAACCTTGTTCTCATCATGTCTACTACTCCTCCACCCACACCATCTTCATCAATAATGACGTTGTTGCTAGGTATTCCGTACCTTTCTGCTGTCTCAACTATCCTTTGTGCTGTCATAGTAGTAGATCCTTTGTCTATAACGTCTGCATGAATCACTCTCCATCCACTCCAAACAAATATAGTCGTAGCATCTTTACCAAAACGAGCAATATCAACAGAGATATACCCTTCACCCTCTGGAATTTCCTTGTTTTCAAACACCGCACAGATAGAATCGTAGTCCATTAACTTAGAATCATCATCATCGTAGTCAAAGTTACCATGAAAGTACCTCTCAATAGTAGCTTTATCTCCCATTTGAAGCTGTTTGATGTATTCAGGATCAACATCTGGGTTATCTGTCACTAATGCTCTAATAAAGGCGTATTCTAGCTCTAAAGTACCTTCTTTCTCAGGTTTATGGTATCTCCAATAAACATGGTCTTTAGAAGGGTTAAATGTCTCCAAAACCTTTGGAATAAGGTTATATTCCTTGTTCATGTGCCTAATCCTCTTAGATAAGATGTCAATTGCCTTTTCTGTACACTCATTGCTCTCATCTACGAAAGCACCTGTAAGTTCTAGACCTCCAAACTTAGTAAATTCAGGATCAGAAGGGTTATAAGACATATCTACAAGATAAATCTCCGATCCGTTAGTGAATCTAATGAAATCATATTGCTGATTGTAGTTATAATGCTTACCTGTAATGCCATAATTGCTTAATGCCTTGAAGAATGTAGGCAAAGTACTCCTTTTTAGGTTCTTTAACTCCTTCCTTCCTAGTCCCCACCTTGTTTTAGGGTAGGTAAAGCACATTATGATTAACCAATTAACTCCGAGCCAAGATTTTCCGCCCCCTGCTGCTCCACCATAACCAATAAATCTGGTAGTGGAGTCAGTAAGCTTCTGCCATGCTTGGTGCTGCTTTTTACTTGGCTCGAATTTAATCTTTGGCATTAAAGTGTGGTATTTGTGTTGTCGTTTTCAGCAAAAGATATTATAGAGTTATCTCTACCTGCTTTTCTTGCTTCTTCTACTTGTGAGCCAGTTAATCCATTATTCGGCTCAATGGTAATGGTAACTTTTACGTTACTGTTGGCTAAAGATTCTAATAAGGTCGTTAAAGCCTCTGTTGTCTCTGATTGTGATTTCATTGTATTCTGTTAATAGCATTAATGTATAAAATTGTCCTTTCTTTAATTCTTGGTTAGTCTCATTAGTAATAAAAGTAACTTCGTTGTTCTTGTACTCCCAATAGTATTCACCCATTCTGTGTGTAAAGTGTTGTTTGAAGCCTAGCTCCATTAATTGTATGTCTCCAAATCCTTTGTGCATTGTCATCGTTTTGTTAAGTTGAAATATTTCTATAAAATCCTATATAATCCATCGTTTCTAATACAAATTTGCCTTTTCCATCACTCCAAACCTCAACTTTAACACGATTATTCTCCTTTTTTACTATTTTAACCATTCTAACAGTAGAAATTTGCCAATTGTAGTAAAGATCACCCTCTACTAGGTCTTCTTTAGTGAAAACCTTTGTAATAACTGTGTTATCTCCTCCCATGTTACTTCCTTGCCTTTGGTTTCTTCCACTTTCTAATCTGGAATACAGAATAACCATTCTCTTTTAGTAGCTTTTCGCATATAGAAGGTACAACTCCCTTGCTTAACTTGTCTGCCCAACCGTTAATAGTCCCCACAGGGTACTTACGCACAGCTTCTCTGTTTGTTAAGAGGTGTCTAAATGCAACTAAGTCGCTTAATTCCCCTGCAAACCTCTTTTTTGTAGGCTTCTTTCTATAAACTGTCTTTCTTTCTTCAGCCATATTCTTTTCGTGAGCAGCTATTTCCATCTTTAACTCACAAAGCCTAACCTGTAATCTCATTACGTGAGCAGGATCTAACCCTTCAATGTCTTCTAAATCCTCTTGAATTGCTCTGTATTCAAAGTAAATTGGGTTTATTTTAGTTTTCGCCATTAATTTAAGCTTATTTTATCACCGATTTCAAGATAAAAGATCTCTTCTGTCTCCAGTACCTCACACTCGTATGAATCTATAGTTATTATAGCTTGTAATACGTGACAAAGTCCTTTTTCGCAATAAAATAGCTGAAACTCGTCTAGTTGATCTAAAGACTGAATCTCGAAGTCATATTCTTTCATCATTCTACTCTACGTATCTTTTTGTCTTTCGTTACGTAAGATAGTTTAAAAAATAATTATGGCAAAGTCAAAATCAAGAAAGAACCAGAAAGAGAAGTCTCAAAAAAGAACACAGTCAATTAGAAAAGAGTCTGTTAAGCGTTTAGAGAACTTTCAAACCAATATAGCTACTCTAGATCAAGTTTTAAGAGAATACATGGAGGAGAAGTCTAGTAAAGAGCAAAAAGAGGACTAGTGCCTCCTTTTAAAACCAAAACTCTGCGTAGTTAACAATAAGTAAGTACCCTATAATCGTGGTAATTGACATTATTGTTGACCACAGCAGTCCTTCTCTTGCCCCTTGTAGTAAATCCTTCATAGCTTTAAACCTTTTCTATCTCTTTTAATACCTCGTAGTAGAATTTACCTCTAGACTCTGAGATTAACATCCTTACAGCTACCCTTGCAAGATCCTTTGCATTCTCTTGGTCGTAACCGTTAACTAACCAAAACTCATTGACGATCCTTCTCGCCTCTTCTTTTGCGTTCATTATACTTTCTTTAAGTCGTTAATCATATCTTCTTCGTAGGGTAGCCATTCATCATCTATTACAGAGTGCATCTCTTCTCCATCTTGATCTCTCCAAAACCAAGATTCATTACCTATCGCTAAACATTCAAGATAAACTTCTGTGTCTTCCCATCTCTCAAGCGTGTACTTCTTTCCTATTTCTAATTTCATAATTCTGTTGATTTTAGTAAGCTTCTAATCTTTCTTCCTAGATCTTGATCGTTAGGGTTATTCTGTGCTAATACTGAAGCAATCTGTAAGAAGTCTAATGCTCTTATCCATTCGTTGCTCTTTGCCCACTCATTGTAGGTTAATTGTGGTTTAGTTAAATCTGTCATGTTTATACTTTTTTTACTGATAATCTCAATTTTGTTTTTAAATTTTCGGGGACAATCCCCATTGATCGGCAATAGCTTCTGCCATACCTTTAAACGTTTTACTTCTTAACGTTCTACGTTCTGCTGGTGTTTTTGCTTTCTGTAAAGCCTCATAATACCAAGTTGCTTGTCTTTTTGTTTTACCTGTTTTTTTATCAATCCATTCTTTAAACTCACCTTTTTCTACAATATTTGTAGGTTCTAACTTAGGTAAATTCTTTAACCAAAAACAAGTGCTTTTACTTGCTTTATCCCCAAAATGATAAGGGTGGACTATTTGATCTGGCTTTCTTATGTTACTACTTATTACGCTTATTGGATTTTCAATAGCTATTTTATCTATTGGTGCATCCATTAATCTTTGCACAAAATCTAATCCTTCAGCTTGATTTTTCCATCTCTCTTCATTCTTAGTTCCATCTTTATTGTATAACCATCTTGCACCACTTACAGCCAAAAACGTACAAGGTGGGTGAGCTATCATCATGTCCCATCCTTTATCTATTACCTCAAATACATCTTGTTGGTAATGCCATTCTGGATGACCACCACTACATGGTAATAAATCACAACTAAATGCTTCATGACCTAACTTTCTAAACTCTTTTGTTATTGCCTGACTCTCTTCACAAGCTACTAATATTCTCATAATCTCAATTTTGTTTTTAAAATTTCAGGGACTGTCCCATGTTTCGGGATACGGGACAGCGTTCTTATTAAACGCTGTTGCATCATTCTTATTAATCTGTGTTATACCCCTTCGGGTATGATTTAACTAATTTAACTCATTTTATACCTTATCGGGTATATGTGTAGAATTAGCCAAAATCTATACACGTTGTTACGTTATGTATAGATAAAGGTGTTAAAATTTTATAATAGAGTATCCTAGCAACCAGTTATAGCCTTTGCCTTGATTGGTGTTTAGCATACCATCCTTGTAGATCTCTGTTTCGTTTCTTCTGTCCACCTGACAGTCTTTGCAATGCTTAGATAGATGCTTCCATTTATCAAACCTAGAGAACTCATCTACGCTTCTTGTTTCGTTGCATTTTGGGCAATGTTTTGTTTCCATAATTTTACTGTTTTTATTAATCCAATATATGTCTTACCATCTCATTTATAGTCATTCTACTATCTAGTAATTCCCTATTCATAATCTTAATATCCTCATTCAATCTAACAACCTCATCCTTATACAAAGATAGGTCATCTGTTAGAGTCCTTATCTTTTCGTTTTTCCTACATATCTCAGAAACAACATCTTCTTTTTCTTTTTTAAAATACATAATTGTGTCTTCAATCTGCATAGCTTTTTGGACTATCTCAGACTTTGTGAGCTTCATCCATTCATTAATTCTTAACTTCATAATTTTACTGTTTTTATTAATAATGTAACCTTTTTTATATAATAGAGTATTACGTGCGCGCGTCTTCTGTATTACTAATATAGTAATATACTACTATTATAGTAATACCATCCTTAAAGAAAGTAAACCAAAGAAAAATCCTTCCTATAATTTCCTTCCCACAGACAATACTACAAAACATATTTGGTATTACAAAACATTTGTACGGAGTTTTAGAGGAAAAAATAATTTTCAAGGACTTTGTAATAGGTGTAGAGAGAAAAATGGCTGAGTGGGGGTAAGTACGATTCTGGAATCTGAAATGACGCAAAATTAGATATGTTATTTCTTAATATGTATGAAAGCATTGCTATCACTGCGTTCTAGCGTTATAGTACTACCTAGCACACAAGGTAACAGGCTAAATAGCTTGCTATGACTGCATCGTAGGATTTTTAGGCGTACCTAAATATATTTTTAGGCAATTTCTAACCAGTACAAATATAGCCGTAAATAAGTTACTACCTTCTGAAAGCCTTGCTATGACTGCATTGTCCTATAATTTATATTATGTTAAATAGAGCTGTATTTATGTCTACATCGTAGGCTATCACTAGCTTGCAGGTAATATAGTACTTAATACAATGCATCCAGATAGCCATTGGAGCTGCTCTGGTGCGCTTAGATTGATTGTAAAGGTTTGATATTAACTTTTTTACGTGTCGGACAGGCTAATCAGCTTATAACCTTTCTATATAATATCCTTATCTAATCTTTATCCTTTGTCTATTGTTTGTACTGCCGTACTAGTACATGAGTACATAAACCGTTATAACTCAATGAGTATCAAGTACTTATATTGAATACCATAGTAGACAGCTTATTAAGTTATTATAAATAATCTATTTTAAGCTATTTTAAGCTACTATCTTTATACGATTGGATATAACATACCATATAGTAGGGTAAAGTCGCTTAGAAGCGCTTAAAAGTGTATTCTCGAGCAAATTAACCTTATTATTAATCTATTATAAGTTAGTACAAATAAAAAAGCCTATCTAAATTAATAGATAGACTCAAATTAAATCTTTGTTATGTTTTACTTTTTTAGATCCAGTTAAAAATACGTTGTATTAAAGTTCTGTTTTTTAGTTTATTGTAATCTTTTAATAAAGTTACGTATTCACTTTGTAGATCAATTAATATCTCGTCTTTAGTGTAATATTGTTTACCAGCTCCTATCTTATGCACTACGCTCTCAGGAATAGCTACAAAGTTATTTTTAAG